TATATTACTGGCAATCTTATTGTTCTTGGAAAGATAGAAACTGGTACGGGAATTTTTGGTGCAACTGCCAATGCTATAATAGAACCTGTGGATAATATGAATCTAGATGGCGGCGAGTTCTAATACACGCCAATAGTTGACAATGTACGATATTGATGTATACTAACTATATGATTCTTCTCGATAATAACCAAATAATTCTTGCAAACGTCTTTAATAGTTTAAAGACAGATACTACAATAAGTGAAGATTTAATCAGGCATTTATTGTTAAATTCTTATAGGTATTTCCGTAAAACCTTCCACAAAGAATATGGTGAGCTAGTAATATGCCAGGATTCGTCGAACTCGTGGAGAAAACAATTCTTCCCAGACTATAAGGCAAATAGAGCTAAAACCAAACAAAAGTCTCCATATGATTGGGTTGAAATTTACAGGATATTGAATATACTCAGACAAGAAGTCTTAGAAACGTTTCCATATAAAGATATGAAAATAGAATCAGCAGAAGCAGATGATATCATTGCAATTCTTACAAAGCACTATCATCAAACAGAGAAGATTTTGATCATATCAAATGATAAAGATTTTCAACAACTACAAGTATATGAAAACGTATACCAATATGGCACAATCAAAAGAGATTACTTAAAATGTGAGAATCCATATAACACTCTAGTTGAGCATATTATTCGAGGAGATTCTGGTGATGGAATTCCCAATATTTTGTCAGATGATGATACGTTTGTGGATGAAACCAAACGTCAAAAAAGAATGACCGATAAAATAATCTCTGAAATCCTAATAGAAGTGCCAATTATAGATAAGACAAAGCATTCAAAAAATTGGAATAGGAATAGTACACTTATAGATTTTAATAAAATACCAGAAGATATGGAGACTACTATTTTAGAAGAATATAAGAAACCAAAGATGAGAGAAACTAGATGTGGAATACTTCCATATATGATTAATCATAGATTAAAAGATTTAATTTCATGCATAGAGGAGTTTTAATATGAAACGTGAATTTCACAAAAAAGATAAAAGTAGACCTTTCGAGAAAAGAAAAGATAAGGCATCTATTCAAAAAGAAACCATTTCGAAAAAACTAAGATTAAAAAATAATATTAAGAATTTTAGTGACAACAGCACACAAGATCACTATAATGGTAGAGATAGGGACATCGATGACCTATACAACTTGTAAACATCGAAGGAATTAATACTATGACAACAACAACTGATATCACACTAAGTAAAACAACGTTAAACATTCTTAAGAATTTTTCTACTCTCAATTCAAACATTCTTATTAAGTCGGGCAATATAATCAAAACCATCACACCATCAAAGAATGGGATGGCAGAAGCAAAAATCGAAGAGACATTTGACACAACCTTTGGGATCTGGGATCTCAATAAGTTTTTGGGTGTCATTAGTCTATTCTCTAATCCATCTTTGGAGTTTGGAGAAAAGTTTGTTCAAATCCGTTCACCCAACGGATCTTGTGTCAAATATTTTTATTCTGAACCTAAACTCTTGACTGTTCCAACCAAAAACATCAATATGCCAGAAGTTGCGATAACCATGTCGATGACCGAGAAGATGTTTGTCGATTTGCAAAAAGCATCAGCAGTAATGCAACTCCCAGATCTGTCTATCGTAAATGAAAATGATAAAATCTTTGCATTGATTTCTGATCTACAAGATCCGACTACTAATAATTATCGAATCGAAGTCGGAGAGAATAAATCAGATGCATCATTTAGTTTAAACTTTAAGATGGAAAATATAAAGATCCTTCCTGGCGATTATGATATAAGTCTTGCAAAGAACGTCGTAGGTCAGTTTACCAATAAGAATATTGATTTGAAATATTGGTTCGCTATGGAAACTTCGTCCACATTTAGTGCATAATATGATTTTTAAAACTAATGAATTTTTGTGGGTCGAGAAATACCGACCCCAAACGATAGACGATTGTATTCTTCCCGTATCCTTGAAAAAAACATTCAAGGATATGGTTGTAAAAGGAGAACCACAAAATCTTCTATTGTCTGGAACAGCCGGGACTGGTAAGACTACAGTAGCACTAGCATTATGTAATGATATTGGAGTGGATAAGATTGTAATCAATTGTTCCGAAAACGGAAACATAGATACACTTCGAACAGATATTAGGCAATTTGCTAGTACGGTATCGTTGACAGATGCCAAGAAGACGGTTATCTTGGATGAGTTCGACTATAGCAATGCACAGAGCATTCAACCCGCATTGCGTGGTGCTATAGAAGAGTTTTCCAATAACTGTCGATTTATTATGACTTGTAACTACAAGAGTAGGATTATAGAACCCCTACACTCCAGATGTACATGCATAGAGTTCACGATCAAAGCGTCAGATAAACCCAAAATAGCTAAAGAGATGTTTGAACGATGTTCCTTCATCCTCAAGAACGAAAAGGTCAAATATGAGGAAAAGGTTCTTTCCCAACTCATAATTAGGCATTTTCCAGATTTCAGACGAGTATTGAATGAATTGCAGAGATATTCTGTATCTGGTATCATAGACGAGGGTATTCTCTCTAATTTCTCTGAAATCGAGATAAAGACCCTTATCACAGCAATGAAAAGTAAGGATTTTGGGGGTGTTAGGAAGTGGGTGGTGTCAAATATCGACAATACTCACACGGAGGTCTACAGGAGCATCTACGACCACTTATATGACATTGTGGTGGGGTCTAGTGTTCCAGAAGCAGTCCTTGTTTTGGGTGAATATCAATACAAGTCTGCATTCGTCGCGGATCAGGAAATTAACATGGTTGCCTGTTTGGTAGAATTGATGATGAGATGTGAATTTAAATAATGGAATTAAAAGATTTCCTAAATTCGATCAATAATAACAAAAAGGATCTCATATCAGAAGATCCTCTTTGTGAAAAGGATTACCTACCATTCGTGACCAATAGGTGTCTTTCTTATTTTCTTGATACTCTGTTTTATGTAAATGAAATGAACGGTAAATCATTCTTGTCTAAAAAGATGCAATATGATTATCTTCGACAAAAGATCACCAAAAAGTCCAGATTCAGCAAGTGGCATAAAAATGAAGTAAATGGTGATATAGACTTGATAAAAGAATACTACGGATATTCGACTCAAAAAGCTAAACAAATACGACATCTCATAACTGATGCAGAACTGACACTAATTAAAGAGAAATCCTTCAAAGGAGGTCAAAAAACCAGAAATCCTAAATAATATTGTTTAATTGGAGATTTAGATGGATAACAATATTGATGATGTGTTTTTGGGATTAGGCATAGAGATAACCCTTAAGAGTAAAGAAGACTTCTTAAAGGTTAAAGAAACCCTGACCAGATTAGGCGTTTCCTCAAAAGCACAAGATAAAAAACTATACCAGTCCTGCCATATACTTCATAAACGTGGCAGATACTCTATAATGCACTTTAAAGAAATGTTTTTGATGGATGATCTCGAGAGTGATATAAGTGATGATGATATCGGTAGAAGAAATACAATAGTGAAACTGTTGACTGATTGGGGTTTGATAATACCAAAAGATCCGAACTCGTACGCAAATCAATTGAGTCTTGCAAGAATCAAAATACTTTCACATAAAGAAAAAGGCGAGTGGGAATTAATTCCTAAATATCACATAGGGAAAGATAAATATTGAACAAAGAAAGTGAATTTTATTATTATGAACAAGATGCAAGCATTTAGTGCTCCATTTCCAATAGAATTTTCTACAAATTCTAATCAAAAACCTAAAACATTTGAATGGACTACAGAAGATTGTCCAATTTCTGTTTTTATAGATTCTGCTATAGCAGAAGGAATGCAATGGAAGAAAACTGATAAGAAGGGATTGAAGGTTGCATGGGTATGCGAATCTAGAGCTATATTTCATCTTATAGGATTTCCTAAAGATTTATGGGAAAAACATTTACAAGAAATTGCACAATCATATGATTATGTCATTGTGTCAGATAGACAATGGTGTAATAAGGCTCCAAATATTAAATTTTGTTTTGCTGGCAGTAATCTACCGTGGGTGCCACCAGTAGATGAGATTCCAACCAAAACTCAATTGATGTCGCTTATAGCTTCCAAAAAGAAAGCAACATTTGGACACCAATTGCGGCATATAATTGCCGAAAAGTATAAAGACATAATCGATCTATATGGAGCAGGAGTTAAATCACGATTTGGTGAGCGTGATATTCCATGGCCAGATAAATCAGAAGCACTTCTTCCATATAGATTTTCTGTTGTTATAGAGAATGACAAGTATAATACGTATTTTACAGAAAAACTTACAGATTGTTT